ATGGCGACCCCCACTTACGAGGTTCACATCGATTGGGGTGACGACGGCACGTTCGCCGCCGGTGACGCCGTCACCACGTTCGTGCAGGGTGAGGTTGTCATCGAGCGGGGCCGGGACACGGCCCGGTCGTTCTCGCCACCGATGGCCGCTACCGCCGCGGTCACGTTGGACAACTCGGACCGTCGCTTCTCTAGGGATTACGCGTCGTCGCCGCTGTTCCCTGATGTGCGCTCCGGGCACGCCTTGCGTATCCGTGCCGTTCACAGCTCGATCACTTATCCGCTGTTCCAGGGCCCGGTGCAGTCGATGCCCCTCGACGTGGTGGGCCGCACCGTCCATGTGGAGTCGTTGGCGGGGGTGTCCGCCCTGGTCGGGGTGACCATCTCCACCGACCTGTACGAGGGGATACGCACCGGGGAAGCGATCGGCGTCATCCTCGATGAGATCGGGTGGCCGGTAGGCGCCCGGCAGATCGACTCGGGGTCGACGATGTTGCCGTTCTGGTGGGAGGACGACGCTGGCGCCCTCGAATCCATGCTGCGCCTGGTCGCCTGCGAGGGTCCGGGTTCCCGCATCGACATCAACGCCGACGGTGACTTCATCTTCGAGGACCGGTACCACCGGCTGCTCAACTCGGGGACGTCGCAGGCGACGTTCGCCGACGCCGGCCCCCTGTACATGGCGCAACCGGTGGAGGTCGACGACGGTGAATCCCTGGTCGTGAACGACGTGTCGATCCAGGTGAAGGCAAGGACGAAGCAGCCGCTCGGCCAGATCTGGGTTGATGACGAAACCGCTTCCTACCTGGTGGAGCCCGGGGAAACCAAGGCGTTCCATATCACGCTGGATGCGCCGGCGGCCAACATCCAGGTACCGGACATCGGTGAGGGTGACTTCTCCTACCTGACGCCGGTCCTTCTGGCCGGGTTCGCTGGCCCCGCCAATGTGACTATCTCGAGGACGTCCGGGCAGTCGGTGATCGTGGTGTTCACCGCCGACCCGACCGACAAGTTGCTCCTGTGGGGTGTCCGGTTGCGGGGCCAGTCAGCCCCGATCGTCGCCGAAACGAACGTCACCGCTGAGGACGCCACGTCGATTACGACGTGGGGACCACGCGGGTTGCCGTCCGGGTGGGACGCCCCGTTTCTTGATGAGCTCCACGCCGAGGCGATCGCCGCGGCGTGGATTCACCAGTACGCGGACCCGGTGTCGTCGGTGACGTTCGCTATCGACTCCGGCAGCTCGGATACGCACCGAGTGCAGATCCTGGCCCGCGACGTCTCCGACCGGATCACGGTCACCGAGACGGTGTCTGCGATGGCGGCGGTGGATCACTTCATCGAGAAACTGCAGCACCGCATCCACCCGACCGGCCTGTGGCACACGTTGCAGGTGTGGGCTGAGCGGGTGGTGGCACCGGTGGTGCCGGCGAACCAGATCTTCATCCTTGGGCACGCCACCCAGGGGAAGGTCGGAACGGGGAAACTCGGATGACACCGGTGTTCTACGACAACGCCCCCGGGTACAAGCAGATTGACCGGGGGTGGATTGTGTTGTGCGCCACCCCCGATTGCACCGGGGCGGAACGCCCCGGTATCGGTGACTCCACCGTGACCTGTGTCACCTGTGACACCACCTGGCCGATCACCTGGCCGGATGACCGGGCGAACATCGAGAGGGTGCTGGCTGATCGCCCGGTGCCGACGACCCGGGCGTGGCTCCCCACCGAGACGGTGGCCGACTTGGTCGCGGAGAACGCGGCCCACGGGATCGCGGGTTACTGATGGCGTGGGCTTCCCTGTCGATCCTGGCCAACGGTGACGTGCTCACCCACACGCACATGAACCAGATCCGGTTGAACCTGCTCGAGGGGTCAGCGGCAGTGGTGACCACCGCCGGGGACATGACCCGGGCTGACGGCGCCAACAGCATGGCCCGGTTCGCGATCGGCAGCACCGGTGACTATCTGCGGGTGGCGTCAGGGGTCCCGGCTTGGGTGAACGCTCACACATTGTTGGCGTCGAGCAACTCGGACTCGGGTTCGTTTTCGACGGTGGGGACATTGAAGACGTCGTTCACGATCCCGATCCCGGCGTCGTGGTCTACCGGGTGGTCGGTGCGGTTGTCCGGGTCGATCAGACCCATTTTCAATGGCACCGCTACAACCGCGTTCTACTCGGTGAACATCGCGGGGTCGGCGTCTCTTGGGTCGCCGCACAACCTGAACACGGCGTCGTCGCAGATCCCGGTACCGATCACCGGTGGCGCCTCCGGGCGCACCGACACCGGGTCCATCACCTTCGGGTTGTACTTGGAGGGGAACGGCACCGGTGACTACGCGGACGCGAAGCTTGAAGCAACAGCGGTGCTCGACTGATGGTCGGGGGTGAACGGTATGCCGGATGAGCGCGCCCCGTTGCGCCGCCACGTGTGTGTCGGCTCCAGGTCGACGGTGTTGGTGACGGAGATCCTGTCGGGGGTTGACGGCCCTTGGGGGCTGTTGGCGGCGCAGTGGGTGCGGAACCCGGACCGGGTCACCGAAGAACTCCAACCCCGCGAGGTGGGCCTGGTCGCGGAGGCGTCACGGTGACCGCCGCCCTCGACCATCTGTCGTTGGAACGGTTGCATCAGGAGTTGCAGATTCAACGCGAGTTCGCTGCCGCCCTGTGGCCGGCGTTGTCCCACATGAACGACCAGTGGGAGATGGCGTTGGTACGCATCCAGGTGATCGAACAGCGGATCGAGAAGAAGCGGCGTGAGCTGGTGAAGGCGGTGTCCTGATGACCGCCGCGGCGCTCGAGGCTGCGATGCGTGCCGCGTGGCCCAAAGTCGAAACGTACACCGGGTGGGCCACCAGGGGCGGGGCGTGGGAGTTCGGTGAACCCATTGGGATCATGGAACATCACACGGCGCCACCGGTCCCGTACCCGGTGAGCAACCTGGCCGGTGCTTCGGACGGGAACATTAAGTGTAATACGAATACGAAGCCGGATGGCACCGTGTGGCTGGTCGCTTACGAGGCGTGCAACTTCTCGTCGGGTGGCGGCATGAACCAGGTGCGGCTGGAAGTGTTGGCTGGTACCCCACCGACAGCTAACGCCGTGGACCGGGGTTGGGACCCGGGCGGGTCGGATGACAACGACAACGGCAACGACCTGTTCTGGAACTTTGAGAACGACCACGCCGGTAACGGCACCCCCCTCCCCGCGGTGCAACTCGATGCGATCGTCACCGCGTCACTGGTGGTCGCTGACCATTTCGGGTTGTCGTGGCGGAACGTCCTGTCGCACGCTGAGTGGACGGCCCGTAAAGGGGACCCGTTTTGGAACGGGGATCGGCGTTGCATCGAAGAGATCCGTCAACTCATGGAGGACGACATGGCGTTGCCAGCAGAGGTGGAGGCGTTCGTGATCGCCATGTACAACCGGGCCGTCGAGGTCGGGGTGGAGGCGAATGAGATGCCCCGGGGGGAGCAGTTGTTCCGTTCGTTGAAGACGAAGCTGAACCTTGGTGACGTGTCCACGGACAAGGTCGCTGAGGTGCTCGCCACCGGGGTCACCGGGCCGGCTGGCCCGAAGGGTGACAAGGGTGACAAGGGTGACAAGGGGGCGACAGGTGCCGCTGGCGCTGCTGGTGCCGCCGGCCCTGCCGGCCCGGCCGGTGCCGACGGTGCCGATGGTGCCCCGGGTCCGTCGCCTGTGTCCGCCGAGTTCACCTACTAAGAGGAGCGTTGCGAATGGAAGTCACCCTTATCAACGTGCTGATCGTGTTGGCGATCATCGCCCTTGTCGTGTGGCTCATCCGGGCGTTCCGCTAAATGGACGAGACATCGTGGTCGCCGAACCGGAAGATTGTCGCCGCGGCGCTCGCCACCTTGGCGGTGTGGGCGGCGCAACAGTTCGCCGGGTTGGATATCCCGGTGGGGGTGGAGGGTGCGTTGGCTGTGGTGGTTGGGTACTTGGTTCCGGAACGGGACTGATTCGTTGAGCTCACCGAAGGGGGCTTTGTAATGGGTGGCGAAACCGGTGAA